ACACCAATAGCTCTTACTGCATCCATAGTTTCTTTATCACCTAAAACTATACGATCATGTGTATCAGTTAAGTCAACAGTCTGATTAACTACAAACTCTTGTCCTTCTATTGCTGATAGTCTGGTGTTAAACTCACCCCATGCATAAAAGCCTCCACCGATAGCTCCTACTACGCCAATCAATGCTGCATAGCTTGATAATTTATTAATTAAGTCTGGCATCCATTAATCCTTTTAATTTTATATAAGCATCATTCGTTGCTGAACGAGCTTCGTTAAGTTTAATTTGATATTGAACAACAGGATCAGTACCTACTAGGTTCGCCTGTGTTCCGTAAATAGTTTTATCGTAAGTGGCTAAACTTACTTGCATAAAGAAATCTAAATTGCCTTGTGGTAATTGTCTGTCATCAAACAACGCTTGATTCATATTCGCATAACTTGACATATCAGGTTGCATTGCCACCATCTCACGACTAACAACCTCATTGATTACATTTAATGTTGCTGTTGTTTGTTGTACGCTGTCTTGAATTTGCGATTTAATAGCTTTTTCTATTGCGGCAATCTTAATGTCTAACTCAGATTTTAATTCTGGTTCTGAAATATTCTCTTTGACAACACCTGGTTCTTCAGTTGTATCTCCCTTAACATCTGCGACTTTAACTGACTCCTCGTTACTTTCCTCTTGTTTGGCAACACTTGTGGTTTCAGTAGGCTCGTCTGCAACAACGCTTTCGCTATTGGGTTGTTCTTTAATTTCTTCAATCTCTTCCTCCATTGGCTCTTCAGCTACAGCAACTTCTGCAGGTTTCTCCATAGGCTCTTCAATTATTTCTTCCTCAAAAACTTCCTCTACTATTTCCATAGGAGGCTCTTCTTCAAAGTATTCTTCAAATGCTTCAATAAAAGCATCTTCAGTAAAGGCTTCCATATACATCTCTTCCTCAAAGAATGTTTCCTCAATCGGTGGAAGCTCATCAAACATTTCAATCTCTGGCATATCATCAAAAAATTCTACTTCTTCAAAAGCAAGAGTTTCTGGAAAGTATTCTTCCAACTCAAATTCTTCGTAATAGTCATCTTCAAAGAACTGCTCTTCAAAAAAAAAATCATCAAACGCTAAATAATCATCTTCCATTTTAAAATCTTCTTCCTCAAAGATTTCAGGATTGAATGAGTATTCAAAGTCTATGGTTTCTGGTATGAATGTTTGTTCTTCATAATACAAATCTTCAAAGTATAAATCTTGTAAATCATCTTCAAAGGTGTCTATTATGTTTTCAACTTCTGCTAGTTCGTCTTGTCCAGGACAAGTAGGTGGTGTCTTTTCGTAGCAATGAGTTACTGTAGTAACAGTAGTTGAGCTTAATGCAGAATAACTAAGTCTTAAATCGGGTTGTATAATATCTGGTCCACTGTGGCCGTTGTTCCAATTACCTGCAGCATTATCTATATCAAATGTAAATCTTGTAGTTAATGTGCCATGTGAGTTTTCTGCATCTGGTGCAATAACTAAAGTATTAGTATGAGAATTAAATTGATTATTATGATTAGTTGTATCTTGTAAAATTATACTTTGAGTAGTTGTATCAATACCGTTTGTTGCAGTTTGACGCATCTCAATAGTGCTTTCCCATTGATTCCACCAGCGTACTTTAGCGGTTAGTGTTGAAGTTAAACCTTGTTGCAATTCTTGTTCGGTTAAAATGTCTTGAGAGTTTACAGTAGATTCTGCATACTTACCATCTTTGCCTGTAAGATAAATGTTTTCATTTATGTCTGATGAGTCAGGAAACATATCTCCTGTCCAAGTACCATCATTCCATTGTTGAGATAATAAATTATTAGTGACTACAGGATTACCTGTTGTAATAGTTTCAATGACTGTAGTATCTCCTGCGTGAGGTGTATCTTCAAGGGTTACAGTTTCACTATTCGCTACCGAGTTGAACAGGATTACCATTGCCATCAACAATATAGGCTTCCTTATCATCCATTGCCTCCGTAATCTGTGAATCTACTTCCTCCATATATCTAAGAGCTTTTGTATATTCCTCATAGTCTGGTCTTTGTTCATCATACTTATTCCACTCGTCTAGGGCATCTCCTCCTATTTTACCGTTGAAAGGGCAGGGAGTTCCTGCGTGAGCCATAGCAGAAAAAACTCTTGCGTCTTGACATAAAATACTAACTGCAGCAACTTTCATATTAAAATCAAAAAGCAGTTTAGATAATTTCATTCTTTCACAATTCATATCTCTTTTTGTGATACCTATACTTCCACCTATTAAAGGTTTCTGTATTCCAATCCCAACGCCCACAGTACAAAGGTCTTGCGACATGGCTGATATTCCTGGAGCAGATGCTGATGGTACAGTACGTGTATCGCCAGTATAAGAATTGTTGTTTGTTGTAGAAGTGCTTGTGGTGTTAGATGAACTGCCTGATTGATATGTTGTGCTAGAAGTGCTTTCGTATCCACCCGTGATAGCCGTATTGGACCCTGTTGAGTTTACCTGATCGTTTGTCGTGGCTCCTGTATTAGTAACATCTGCCATTGCGTTATCAAACAATGCACCAAATACAAACAGCATTGCTATGGTTACGCATACGATAATAAATATATTTTTCATATCTCTTGTCCTGGTTTTTTTGGTTCACTCGAGTATCGACTTTCACAAAAAAACTCATACCCTTTCATATCTCCCTTTTGATTATGGTTATCAAAAAGGTCTAATGTGAGTTGAACTTTATTGTGAAATAAAAACTCTTGGCAAGTAGGTACGGAATCAAATGTAGCTTTATCGTATTGTGTATAAATAACTTGTTCAGAACTACTGAAGAATAGCATTGCGGTAATTATGAAATACATTCACAATTATTTCTTTTTAATCATTTTAGCTGCTGATCCTACGCCCTTAATTCCAAATGACGCTGAGATAGCAATGTATAATAGGTGTTGGTAATATTCAGGAAGCTCCTGTAGAGCTATGAACCCACTTTTTACAAACTCTTGACAACCAGGAATAAATACGAGAACAGCAGGTAAAAGTAGCACCACTAAACTTACCTCGTCCTTCCACGATCCTTCCATCTGATTGACTGCTGATGCTTCCCAAGAAACTTTACCTGCAATCTGTTGTTCTTTAAGTGCAGTAGCAGCTTTAATTTCTGTAAGTTTTGCTTCTGATTTGGCTTTCTTCGTTTCTATTACGCCTTTAACCATATCACCAGCAACCCCTAAAAGAGGTTTTATCAACATTTGTAACATAATATTTCCTTATAAGTTTTGGATAATGCCGCTTAGTTCTAAGCAACGAGCTGGAGTTTGTTTGTTCCAGCGTGAATCTCTCATCTGTGCAGCAGCTTCTTTGAAGTCGCATTTGCCAAGTGCAGTAAACATCTTCTTAAATTTGCCTACTCCTGCTTGTCCTAGCTGAAAACACATTTCCGTTAAAACGCCTGTTATAGCGTGTTTTTTGGGTTCAGGTAGCTCCGACCATTCAGTGTTCTCTAAATGTTCTCCTATGAGCGAATTTGCCCCATTAAACGCCTTTTCAAAGTCGTTATTAAATAGGTTTTGCCACCCTTCCTCAGATTTAGGTACTTCCTCACCATCTAATATCTTATGACCCCAGCCACCAGTAAGGTGTCCTTCGGTACAATGATAAGGCTCTAACCTATAGCCTTCGTGTGCTTTTATACGTTCTTTAATATCGTTCATTTATTCTTCTCTTTGATAGTTCATAGTTTTGTGGATTTATTTCAATACCAATAAAATCTAAATTATGTTCTTTACATACAACGCCAGTTGTTCCACTACCCATAAAATTATCTAAAACTGTATCATTGGGTTTTGATGCAACTTTTAAAATTCTTTCTACTAAAGCAGTAGGCATTTGGGTTGGATGCACTCTTTCACTTTTTTTTATATTGTGTGGCACATACCAAACACTTGATAGCGGATCGTGTATGTCTGTTTCCTGGTTTAAATAAATATCATCACCCTTTGATAAATGATAAATAATCTCATAATCTAAATGAAACCTAGATTTTGTGCTGTCAAATGAACCCGCATACTTCCAAATAATAAAAGATTTAAAATTTAATTTTTGAAAACTTTCAGAAAATTCAATCCAATGTGGCGTTCTCAAATTTTTTTTTAGCGTTTTGCTCTTAATGTTTAAAAAGATTTGTCCGTTGTTTTTCAATATTCGGTAATACTCGGTAAACACTTTATCTAAAAATTCTAAATAAAGTTTTAAAAATAACACATCTTTATTTTTTGCAACATATCCTGCACCAGTTATATCCTCATAAGGTGGGCTAGTTATAATTAAATCTATTGAATTGTCTGGTAGTTTTGACATTTCATCTAAACAATCTCCAAGTATTAATTTCATTTAGAATTGTTTATTGTTCACTTAATAGTATATCCCTGTGGTTGTGTGGATAAATTGGGTACTTTTTCAGGTTGATTGCCTAAAAGAATATCGTCTAAATTTTTGTTTAAATACCACACCACCGAACCAATAATGCTATCTCTTGTAAAAGTTTCTGAAATTTCTTTTAAAGAACACCCATATTGTAAAAGTAAAGATACTGCTTTTCCAGAGCTTCTAAGCTCTCTGTCTAGTGTAGATTCTGATTTTTTTGTTTTTACCCATACTGCTACTGGTAAAATACCAGACTCAGACACGTCATAATCTATTGTGGAAACTATAGGCATAGCGTCAATAAGCATACGCACATTAACGGATCTCATCCTGTTAGGCACTTCCATTCTCGCCACGCTACTCATAGTCCCTTTCTATAATCATTTCCAAATAATGTATAGCCTTTTTTATATCTTCTTTTTTACCCTTAAATTTGTGCCTACATACGTACTTTATGACGTTGCCTTCAGCATAGGGTAAATTGTTAATATTAATAAACTCTGCAGGTTGGATTATAAACCTTTTGTAGTGATCTCCACTTTCTTGTCGGTCTAATGTTTTCACGGACAGATTTTATTCCATCTCCCACCTTTATTCAATACCATTGGTAAAAGTTTTGGTTGGCTATCTATGATTATTCCACAACCTATAATAGGTCTATCTTTAAATACTTTGTCATACGCAAAAGCCAATGCGTCTTTGTCAATCAAACATCCTACTTGCATAGCCCATAAAAGTGATGATGGATTTCCCCAATAGGAAATGCCATACTTGGTATGAAAATGCCCTTGAACATAACAAGTGCCTTGCTTTTGTCCTACTGCTAAAATGTTTGCTGATTTACCGTGATGAAAGTGTACGTCATTGCCATCAGGTAATTTTATTGTGAGTTCGTTGTGCCATTTCCAACCTTTGCCTACTTCAAGGACCTCGTTGTAATCTCGCATATAGGCTTTAGGTAGTCCTGCTTTAAAAGCTCTACGGTATGCCAAGCTTCCGTGATTGGAATGTAAGACATCTACCTTGCTCCATAGTTTTTCAATGGCGTGGATTGTTTCTCTTGCTTCGTATAACTCATCTCCTGCACTCGGTAAGTCAGGGTCTTGACCGTGAAAGTTTAAACCGTGTTTATCAGTTTCATCACCTATGTGTACTACACGATCAGGTTTGTATTTTTTTTTAATTGCAGTTAAAAAAGGAATTAAATCTTCGTGATGATAAGGACAATGGGTATCTGAAATAATCAATATACATCTATTTGACATACTTGAGTTTTATTTGATTTGCACAAGATGTGCAATACTACATAATTGAACGAATAATTATATATAGCATTTGAACAAAAACAGTCGTACCTATAAACCATACCAATGCTCGTAATTGACGCATATCTCTCTCGATATGGGCTAGGTGATTATCCTTGAGGGTAGTGAGCTTATTATCCATAAGCTCTAGTTTACCCTCAATGCGAATAATTGCTTCTTTATTTTGCTGTTCCATTTGCTTCCTTAGATTCTTCTTTTGTTTCCTCTTTTGGAAGTTCAGCTTGAAGTTGTGAAGTCCAATAATTTGCTACTATATCTAAATCAGCTTTTTGTTCGCCAACTTTAATTAGTTTTTGGTAAATAGCCTTACCTTTATTAGATAGTGTAGTTTCATCATAGTCTTTATTGTTTAATGTAAACATATTAGCCCTCCAATGCAGCTACTTTAGTTTCTAAAGTTTCTATACGGGTTTGTGCTTCTTGTAAAGCCTTGATAGCTTTCATGTATAACACAGAATAAGAAACTCCTTTAACTTTTTGTTTTACCTCTTTGACATCACCAATTTGTTTAGTAGATGGTGTTTTAATATCACCAACATTTTTATCACCATCAATAACTTCCTGACTATCAGCAGTATATAAAACTGCGTCTTGAGTTTCAGAATCATCTTTAGTCCAAAGTGTTCCAAATGATGCGTCAGAAAGAATATCAGCAGGAGTTGGGTCAGACTCTTTAATTAATTTGTCCATACCTGCATCCTCTAGCTCTTGTGCAATAACACCTATTTGCTCCCAAGCTTTGTCACCATATTGACGAACATCATCTTTCTTTTTATAGTTTCTAACCTTAACCGCCTTGATATCATCCCATTGTGAATTACTATCTCGTATATCTTGTTTAATTCTTTCATCAGATATTGAGCCATAAGAATTATCGTGATTTTTCACATCGCCATCAGAATAAATAAAAAATCTGTTTGCAACAGTATCAGCACAGTAAAAAAAGTGATTACTGTTATCGTCAGGTGCGTAACCAAAGTTAATTAACTGTCCGAATATATTTCCACTGGTTAAAGTGTTTCGTACACTAAAAATAACATCATTTTGTGCATCTCTTACATCAACAGTATGAGAAGGAGCAGAGCTGTTGTTGCCTATACCAATTCTATCAGTACCACCATCTAGATAAAGCATATTTACATAATTATTAGACTCTATTCTGAAGTCTACATCATCTGAATCTTCATTAACAATAACTGTACTTGATGTTAGTTTCATAACATGATTAGCACCTGCAAAAAATTGTAAAATGTCACCAGTATTATTATAAAGAATTTGTCCAATGTTATCGTCACCGCTATCACCAAAAGCTAGTCTTACAAAACCATCTGTTGCCGCAAGAAAAGATATGCCGCAACCTTCACCGCTAGTTCCATGTTCTATAACAAGTTGATTTGCATGAGCGTCAACTGAAGAAGATCCACTATCACTTTCTTTAATATGTAATCCAATTCCTAAATCTCCTTCTGCTCCAATTCCTACAACATCATTACCACCACTAACAAATAACATATTAGCATTACCATTTGATTCTACTCTAAAATCTAAATCGTCAGAATCTTCATTAATAACAACAGCAGTATCAGTAATTGTTACTTGGTCATCGTTAGTTCTT